CCCCCATTATCCCTATCTGTAAACTTAAAGCCTCCAACAGAGGTAAACATTTCTAGCACAGGGTCTCGGGCTGACTCCATATACAGACCAATGAAATCCCTTTCTTTTCTTTTATAACCCCAGAAGTCTTCAGGTCGTTCACCAGAGGCCATATCGGGATAATCTCTATACTCCACATAACTGCGCCCATCCTTACGGGCATTCTCTACAGCAGTTCTTAAAACATCCTTGGCGCGTTCCTCGAGTTCTCCAAGATCAATATCCTGCCCCTTAGACTCAACGACATTGCCAGACACTCTTTGCATCATTCTGTATGGGTCAAGTTTAGAAAGAGAGTTTCCTAAAATATACCTAGCAAAAGCTACAGCATTCTGTGGGAGGGGTTTGAACGTCTCAGCCATTTAGGCGCACCTCTGGTTAAAAAATATATTTTCACTTCAATGCAGTATACTTTTTTTTACGAGCTTTGAGAAGGAATAATTCGTGGGTAAGACCTGGGCTATGTCCGCGACTACGGCTTTTTGGCCCCCACCCCCTGACACACAGTGATTCAGTATGTTGCCGCGAGGATATGCGACGTCGCCCCTTTGGCGACCCGCATGCTCTACAAAGAGTCATGTGAGGCTTACGCCGAACATGTCCGTTTCAACTCCGGCGTTCAACCTAGATCTATCTCTACCTTGATGTCTCCAGCATGCAGATGCATGTGCTTGTCAGGTGCCTTCAGCCCCGCTCTGTCGAGCAGGTCTTTCGACGCTTCTAATTGCACATACTCACTCTTTGCTGTCCTCGCTAAGTTCGTCACCGTGGATAGGGCTAGCGTTGCACGAGTTCCTAATTCATCCCTTATCCTCTGCATCATATACGCTTGGACGTGTGGGAGAGCTAAAGCCTTGGATGCACTCACTCTTCCACTGTCACCTTCCGCATATCCAGCGACTTGACTTGCGTCTTTTATCGTTCCGCCATTTGCTACGAGGTGTTCAACCAACGCCTCTTGCTTGCCTGTCAATTTCCGTTCCGTCAAGTCGCCCATTCTACACCTCAATGCAAACACATAATCCTATAACTCGCTTCTGAAGAAGCTCCTTAAGCGGAGTTTAAGAGGGTTCGTCAACATAAATCAAGTGGCAATTTTGCAACACCCCTTACATCCAAGGAATACGCGGCTCACCCGTCCAGGGGACAGGTTCGCCCCGTTAGGGGCATCATGCCACAAACACATATACAGCACATCCCCAGCCTACGACATGCCTCCAAGCGTCCTCGCCCCTTGGGCTGTGGGCGCGTCGGCATGCGGCTGGGGTAGGGTAAGCACTCTCACAATTCAAGCAGGGTGTCATAGCCGAAAGCTATTGCAAGGATGCTATTACTGGTCTGGGTGCAAGTGGTCAGGTGTCGTCAGACTACACGGGCGAAACTTCGTTTCTCCCTAGTTATACCTTGTTGGCGGTCTACCAGTGACAGGCTGATCGCCCGTCACACACTGTCAAGTAATAGCCCCAGCGAAGCTGGCCTTCGGTCCTTGCAATACCCCATGCGGCTATGACCCAGGGGGAAATTGTAGAGAGAGTAGTCTCTATAAGTTAAGTAAATCAGCTATTAAAGGAGTATAGCAAATGTCTAAAGTATCAAATAAAGCAGTTAAGCAATCAGAAGTATCTTCAAACGTAGAGGCTGTTGCCTCTAACATCAAGGTGTTGCTAGACAGCATCTATCCTAACCACGCAGATGGCTTGCTAGCCTATGCGCGCGCACGCTTCGTCGAGAACCTAGTCTGGCGCGCAGACAAAGACTTCGAGTTCCAAGAAGGCAAAGCGGCAGAAGCGCAAGTCAAGTATGACGAAGCGATGTTCATCCAGCGTGCCATCACAGAACAGCAGAACCGTGAGGGCGAAGACCAAGGTATGGTCTACGATACACAGGTCGAGCGCTCTCAACGCTGGAATGAACGCATGCAAATTCAGCTTCAGGGCGCATCTGAGTTCCGCGACGCGGCGCACCTGGCGCTTGAATCACTGTCTCAGGACTAACAACACGGGGCCGGGCGGCATTGGCCGCCCAGCCCCTTTTTTTATGTCGGTGCTGGACTATTAATCAGACACCTGTTGACAAGGTGTGTAATAGTTGGTAACAAATAGGACACGAAAGGGACAATAAAATGATTCAGATAATTTTTACAGCACTCCAAGTCGGAGTAATCATATCCGCAGTCTATTTAATTCTAATGATTAGCTATGTAATAGGAGGATAAAATGAGAGTAGTATATGAAACCGAGACCTTCCATTTTGAAACCATTGAAACATTAACACATTTCCTCAAGGAAGAAATGTCATACGAAGACATGGACGTTGACCTGTTGCTCGAAGAAAAGTTCGAGGAAGATGAATACTGCGATGCTCACGAGAAAACAACGACAATCGTCAGGTTGATAGCTGCTGATGCTGGAGGCTTCACGCTAGCCTATGAGCGCACAGGCATTGAATATGACAACTATTTATAGGAGTATAAAATGAAATCAATACACGAAATCAAATTCCCAGCGCATGGCTCACCTGCTGATCGAGGCAGTGCCGACAAATACTATGGTCGGCCATGCAATCCACACTGGTGGCCCAATGGAACTTACATGGGGCATCGTGTGCCTGCTGAAGATATGACTGAGGATGAAATCAGTTTGTATAAAGAAGCATACAGAAATGAAAAAGATGTAAAGGATTGGGGCGATGAGTAAGTTTACTACAAAAGACTTTGTAAATAAGATTGCAAAGCAAATCGAACAGCTGATGGAAGAACATGGAACCAACTGGACAAAGCCCTGGATTGGGCAAGGCGGTGGCATCCCATACAATCCATCACGTCAACAACAATACACTGGAGCCAATGTGTTTGGCCTTTGGATTCAGGGTGCTAACGCTGGATACACATCAAATGAATGGGGAACATACAAACAATGGGAAGCCCTTGGCAAACAAGTAGACAAGGGACAGAAGTCAGAAGCCTTCTCAATATTCTACACTAAGATAGAACGAGAAGATGCTGATGACTACCACGTTATGCGATTGAGCCGAGTGTTCAATGCCGAACAACTTGCTGGCTATGAGCCAGACATTCTCAAAGAAAAAGTAAATGAGGTTCATCAACTAGATGCTGTCGATGCATTCATCGAAAGCATACCATCTGTTGTAAAGACTGGTGGTAGTCGAGCCTTCTATGATCCAGTAGAAGACTACATAATGATGCCACCAACAAAGGCATTCATTGACACAGAAGATGCGACTGCCACTCAAAGCTATTATGCAACGATGTTGCATGAACACGCACACTGGACGGGACACAAGTCCCGCCTGGACAGAATCCCAAACAACCAGGACAAGAAGTCATACGCATACGAAGAGCTTGTGGCAGAGCTAACTTCTGTGCTGATGTCTGCCCATTTGGGTATAGCCAAGACACCAACAGCAGACCACGCCAAGTATCTAAACTCTTGGCGCCAAGCAATCCACGATAACCCACGGGTTATTATGAAGGCTATGGCTGATGCGGAAAAAGCAATGAAGCACCTCAACAAATACAGCCAGATTGTGGCAGACAAAGCCGCTTAATCGGGCGTTGTCCACATCCCCGCCCCGCCCATGTGGGGGCGGCGGTTGTGGTCAATCGCCCTTCATGTAAAGGAGTAGAAACATGACACCATCACTATCAGACCTAGAAAATATGATGCTCGACCAGTTACGGCAAGGCAGATTAAAAAATGAATTGAGCCAGCTAAAAGTATTGGAAGCAGTTCAGAATGTTGCACCACAAAATGATCAGCTAAACTTCTTGGCTGTCTTGTATGCAACAGACCCGCACACTCTCAATCAATTTGATGAGGGAGGTATGGTATCGGAGTTGCTGTATCACAATGTTCGACGACACCTAATCGAGTTCGGTAAAAAGTATATCGAATCAAGTAACGCACACGAAGAAAAGTATGGGGTAGTTCACCCCAGGGAATGGAGATAAACATGACACAAAACACAATGTTCTTTCGTCGGCACTACGAGTTCTTAGCAGAACAAGTAGGCCCCCTACTATCAACACCAACAGACGCTGAGCGCCTGGCTGATATGCTGGAGCAAGACAACCCAGCGTTTAAGCGTGGAGTGTTTGTAAGTAAAGCAATCTCCTATTGGGAGAAACGAAACCTGGAGGTAGAGTAATGATTGTTTATACATTTAAGTTTGGTCAGTTAGATTCATTTGTTCGCCGCACTTTTTCTAGCAAGACAGTTGCAGAAAGAGAGCGTCGTAAATATGCAAGAGTTCTTAACCCATCATCAAGAGATGAAAGAACCTGGTGGCTTAATACGCACCCGCTAGAGACAGTGTCTCTTGATTACAAGCATGAGATTGTAGAGTTCATGGAAGACATTTCAAATGAGCATCGAAATGATCTGAACAAAAGAATAGGGGTGAATTACTGGAATGGCTAAGAGGAGCAAGAAGAACACGATCCAGCCACAACAATGTGGCAAGTGCGGGTTGGTGCATGACAACTGGGTCATGCAACTGACCCGCATTGAACCAGAGGAGCATCAGATATTGTGCGACCCTTGCTACCTCGCAGAGTTTGCGAAACCCATCAGAGAATACGGAGTAGAAACATGAACATGGATAAAGGTAGATACGACACAGCTATGCACATGCTGAATAGCTTATGCGACTTATTTGAAAGGGTCGCTGTAAAAGAATGGAACACTGAAGAATCTTTTGGTCTTAATACATTTACAGAATTAGAAGCCATCAGACATAAGGTCGATGAAAGAAACAAAGGTATAGACAATGACCAGTAAAAGTAAACAGAAGGGAACATATCACGAGAACTATTTTGTGAAGCTGTTCAAGGAATGGGGCATCAAGGTGCGTAAGCAACCGCTATCAGGTGCGCTTGGGGGTGAATACTCTGGCGACCTGGTCGTGACCATTGGAGGAGAGGACTACATCGCCGAGGTTAAATACCGCAAAGAGAAAGGCTTCCCCTCCCCCTTCACAGTCTTAAAGAATCGAGATGTTGCGCTGTTCAAGCTGGGAAAAACAGAGCCAGACTCACCCAAATGGGTGCTGATTATACCAGACTATATTGTAGAAAAAATACTAAACAAAGGACGCCATGATGATAGACCAAAAGGAAGTTAAAAACATTCGAATGCATGAATATGTCAGAGAGTTTTGCGATGAACATAATGTTGAGTTCACATCAATTACAGAACGCAGACGAAACAGAAACTGGGTAATACAGTTGCGCCAAAAATTGTTCTATGAACTACACATCAGAGGACACTCACTGCCAGAGATAGGAGCGTTCCTAAACAGAGACCACACTACAGTCCTATGGGGAAAGCGACAGCATTTGAAACGCATTACAAAAGAAAACAGACGAGAGAAAAGGAGAAAGAGAAATGAACTTCGATCAACGTGAGCATACAATTCATAACAATTTTGTGTCAAAGATGGGCAAGCTATACGGCCCACCAAACAACATCAAACATGACTCTGATGCACAACGTATTTACAGTCAGGAGTTGCGCCGAGCAATCAACAACAGACTGCCAACAGACGTAACAGATGACACATTCAAACTACTGCTAGACAAAGTGTGGGACAGGTGTGTTCAAGAAAACACTTACCGCGTTTGGTTCTTACCAGCGATGGTATCCAAACACGCATCTAAAGTTGCGTCAGAATTTATCTCTAAACAAAAATCTTTAGATGCAAAGTTCAATCTTACTTATGAGGGGCAGGAGAAAGAACGCCCCAGGGGTGACAAGTCCAGGCCAGAAACAATGGGGTGGACGATTGAGAAATGTGATGAGCATATCGCCATGACTAAACAACTGATGCAAGATGGAAAGCTCAACATTCATATGGGCAACACCCTGATTCGCATCCCAATGAAAGCAAAAGAAAGGTTACTTGGAAATGTTTAATGCAGTTATTTTAATGTGTGCAATCGTAGAATTTAATGTTCCATCTACTAAATGCACCAACGTAGATTTGGGTCTTCATCGGACAAAGAGTCAGTGCGAAACAGTTCTAGATCTTGGGAAAGATAGGATGATGAGAATTTATATTGAAGAGGACAAAGACAATTTTGTGCTTATGAAAGAAGGTTTTTGCTGGAAAGAAGACACGCCAAGCTAGTAAATATAGCTGGACAAACGCAGTAGAAATGACTAGATTTGATAGTGAAAGGGATCAAACATGACAGATATGAACGAAAAAGCAGAGGACGAATTGCGCCGACAAACCATTGGAGGTAGCTGTGCATTACGAATAATGGATGGTGACTGGCACAAACTTTGGCTAGACAAGATGGGGTATCGCGGACGCGATGACCTGTCCGATGTCTTGCCCGTGCAGTTAGGCATCTGGACAGAGCCATTTAACATTAGCCTGTTCAAGAAACACATGGGTGTGCAGGTTCAAGAGCAAGTGAGATACCATTACAAATGGGGATCAGTGCCTTGCCGTGGCACACTGGACGGTGAGTTTATGTATAACGGAGAGCGCATGGGGCTGGAGGTAAAGCATACCTTTGAGATGAACACTATGCGCAAACAGCTAGAGCGTTACATGCCACAGCTACAGCTATACATGGAAGTTGCCAAGCTAAATTATATGTATTTCGCAAACCTGTTTGGCAACAGGCGCTATGAATATGTAAAGGTAGCAAGAGACCAGGGATACATAGACACAATGTATGTCCACCTCAAAGAGTTCTGGTCATATGTAGAACAAGAAAAAGAACCGCCACAATCAATGCCACACATCACAACAGGCATAGATCAGATTGCTATCGACGATATGGTGGCGCGGGACGCACGACAAGACAACGAGTTTATTTATCAGGCGCATGAGTATGTCTCGACAATGCAAGCCGCAAAGGAGCATGAGTCTGCTAAGAAGCAACTCAAAGCAATGGTAGCAACAAACGAAAGAGAAGTTTATTCGGACATTGTTACCCTCAAACGAGCCAAGAACGGCTCACTACGCATCAACGTAAACAAGGAGTATACAGATGAGTAAGGACAACGAAACACAGAATGAAAAAATTCTTTCCTACTTGGAAGAAGGCAACAGCATCTCGCCAATGGATGCACTCAACCACTTTGGTTGCTTTCGATTGGCTAGCCGCATACACGACCTGCGATCAGATGGGAAACTAATCGAGACTGTCCGCAAGGCAGGTAAAAAATATGCTGAATACAAACTGGCCGATGCGGGAGTAGACGCATCGACCAGCACCGTGTGAAAGGAGAAACCACAGTGACTAATGATAACATGAAAGTATGGGATAGTGTTGCACAATCTGACGGGCAGTATCTCAAAAAGGTGAGCTTTGGTTCACGTTCATTTACCAGCATCGACCCGATGTATCAGGTGCGGGAGGCAACACGCGCCTTCGGCCCAGTAGGACAGGGCTGGGGATGGACTTCAGAAACAGAAACAATCACCATGTCGAATGGTGATGTCGCATTCCTGGCACACGTTACAGTGTGGCACGGATGCAATGACAACAGCTTCGGGCCGTTTACTGGATGCCGCACCTTCTTCAAGAAGGAACGGATTGCAGAAGACGCACCCAAGATGGCTGTCACAGATGGGCTGACCAAGGCATTGTCGCACCTTGGTTTCAATGCTGATGTGTTCCTTGGAGAACACGACAACAAATATGCGGCAGATAGCAAACCTACGAATGGAGAATGGTAATGAGCCAATACGATAACACAGATAGCGGAGCGGTATTCCCACCCCGTGACAACCACCAGATGATCTTGTCTGGCAAGGCAAACAACAACGGCAAGGACTCGCAAGTCATTGTCACAAAGTCCACACTTCCTGATGGGCGTGTAATTATGGACATCTACGAGAAGACAGGGACACTCTTCCCCAATGAAAAGAAGACAAGTGACAAAGCCCCTGACTATACAGGGCCAATCGGAACACGCCGAGTGGCCGCATGGCGCAAGTCAAAAGACAATTTGAGCTACATGTCACTGAGCTTTAGCGACAAGATGGAGGGCGGAGCATCCAATGGACAACAACAGCAACCAATCGACGACTCAATCCCGTTCTAAGTTGCTAACGATCGAAGAGGTGGGGGCGATATTAGCCGCTCCCCCTCAAGACGTTAAGAAACTGTGTCGGAAATATGGCGTGCCTGTGGTAAAAATAGGGCATAAGATACGAATGACAAACGAGAGCCTTGAAGACCTGATCAGAAAGATGACGGTGCAATATGTCAGATGATGAAAAGTTTGAGATGGAAAAGCCTTCTGAAACACCAGACCTGTGTTACATACGACCATCGCCAATGCGTCGCTTTCCCGCAGAAATGTGCGTAAAGTATGGGAATGAATTTTTTGTGGTGGTAGTCACACAGAGTCAGCTGGAAAACATTGTCCAGTTAGGCTTAAAGTATATGAAAGAGTTTGATAAGCGTCCCGTCGAAGACGTAGACGTAGAGTAATGAAAGGGGCGGCACTCAAGCCGCCCCTTTTTTATTTTGATCGCAAGTAATTAAGAAACTCAACACCAGTTTCGACATCAACAAAACAATGACTAAAGCCTTCTGGAGTATTTGTCTTCGGATTGATCACCTGCAAAATAGCCTGACCAAAGTTCTGTTCTTCATACCCACGCACCATTGCATAGGTGTCATGCGCTTTGTAGCCACGCGCCCTGGCAAGCCAAGACACATGCCCCTCTTCCACCTGTTCCATCTGGGCTAGTTCCCAGTTGTGCTTATGTCCAGCAATGTATAGGTGTGCGTTGCTTCGGAACATTGCCATCTTCTTCTGACCATGCAATGGGTTCCATTGACTGTGACCAGGCATGTCATGTGCCGCATGAATCTTACACTCTTGCCCGTTAGGGAAATCAATAGCTATCTGTGCAGACCAATCCTCGCTGATAGTATGAGGCTCTGTCATCCACTGTAGCGGATCACCTGGGCCAGACCACATGTCGTGGTTGCCACCAATAAGAATAAGGGGATTAATCTCACGAACAAACCATTCAACCAACCGCCATGCAGTATGATGAGATGTGTCCTGCTCGGCATACAACCGAGACAAGCGACCAATCCAGTTGTTCTGATAGTCACCAAGTCCACAACCGTAAACGCCCTCGTTGTTCTTTACCAGGTCAACGTGCCTACGCAATGCAGTCCAGTCGCAGTAGTTGTCATCAAGGTGTGGATCACCAAACCAAAGCAAGCCGATTGGCTCGTCCGATTTCATTGATACTCGTTGCCATTCTTTCGCATCGACGTGTTCCATGCGGGTCACATACCTGTCTGTCAGGTGTTCGATGATGTCTTCGATTGGCTCGTCGCTGGGTGGGAGGATGTTCCTTTTGTATGTGTCTGTCTCAACGACAGCTTCGTCCATAAGGCCTCTCTTGCGGGCGCTCATCAGTCGGTGGCGGAATGTAGAGCGTGATAAATTCAATGCCTTTGCCGCACCTTGCTCACTGCCAATCTGATAATACATTTCAACACATGAAAGAAGAATATCTTCTGGGATTTCTTTACCTGCCATAGTCTTTACTCCTAGTTAATTACCTTGTCTTCTTCAGGAATGAGAGTTTTATAAATCTCTTCCGCTAAAATTTCTGCTCGTTCCATTGTTTCAATGCCATGAAACTCTAGCACAATTAAAGGCTGACCCTTTTCGCCTTTAACAATATACATCTTAAAGTCTAATTCTTCTTCATCGTCCATAACTTGAAAGTCCATGATCCACTCCTAAGTTGTTCATAGTTTCAAACTAGACAGTGTTTCTATAATTGTCTATAAAAAGAAATGCCAGGTCGATTCCCTTTCTCCCTGGCAAGGGGGCCAGCTACTCTCCTTAAGCTGGCCCCTATTTTATTTTGGTGTAGCGCTTGCCATTGTAAGAAAGAAACTGTTTTCTATTTTTTCCATCTGCCCTGTAACTACAATGCACCCAACCACTGTTAGGTTCATTAGGATTGTAGAACTCTAAGATAAGCTGATCGAACTCAAGATTGTCTTGTATCCATTCAGCAAGCACAAGGTTAGAAACGCCAGGCACTTCAAAGTCTACAGCCTGGCCCTTGGCATGTTGGCTAGTTGCCTTACTGCCGATTGCTTTACACAATTCCTTGCTTCTGTAGCCCGATGAAGGGGTGATACTACGGGCAAATTGTTTTCTACACGGCTCTAGGATGTGTATACACAAGACTTTTAGAGCTTTTTCATGCGCTGGAGAGGGTGTGTTATCAATGCCAAGGCGAGACGCTGTTTGGCTTTTTACCATTTCTGCCAGGCTAAAGTTTTTGGTTAGCATTTGAGAGTGAGAAGCAAGGCTAGTAACCTCACTAGAATCTGTAAAAAGGTTTAGAATCTGTTTAATAAACATTGCGGTTTACTAATTAACCTTAAGTAAAATCGCCACGCAAACGCTAAACAAAGCGGAGATCAAAGCACCACCGCCAATACATGCCCAACTAATACGCCAATGCAAGTTAGTTAAACGCTCGTCCATCAATTGGCGGAACATCGCACATTCTTTTTCGTGTGCTTCTAACTGGGCCTGTGTGCTGTTCATTTTATTTATCCTTGGCTTTCAGAATGTTTAGGGCCAAGAAGTCAATTAACTTGTAGGCTTTGGCGACATACGTTTTGGCCTTTGATACAGCCTCATCATCTTTGGGTGTAGGTGTAACAGCCGCAATGATTGAAGCGGCAGAAATAATTGCCGTTACATAGCTACCATAAGATGTAAAGTTTGAGATAATAAATTCCATAATACAGTCCTTAATTAAGATTAAAACATTCTACCACAAGTTGAAAAGATGAACAATTAAGATACAGATATGTGGTTGGAAGCTAATATCTGTGCCGCGCCTTCGTCGTTAGCATCTACGTTTACGTCTGCAAGTGTAGTGTTTTGAATTATATATCCAAGCCTATGGTTTAGCTCTAAGTGGTTTACTTCAGAGCCAAGGATTTGTTCCGCAAAATCTGCATCCCAAGTTGGCGTGGTAAATGTAGCTGATTTATCAGTGCCGAATGTAGCCTTGAAACCCAACACGATTACAGGTGCAACGGAAGCAACAGTCGTTACATTTTGAACCTGTAGGGTTTGGTCGCCATTTGTTCCCTGAAACTCAGTATCATACCCCTGCACATTTGTAATAGGCAGAGTAGGAGTAAAGAACAAAATGGTGGAGTAATGATTTTCAGCTTGGCCAGTTGTAACAGTTCCAGAGGCAGCGTCAGAAGCAGTCAGCACCTTTGTAGTAACCATATAACGATGCTCTGCATCTGTATTATAAGTTCCTCCTGACGCAAAAGACCAGCCACTTGGATTGAAAAACGGTGGCATCGTAGTCGAGGCGCTGTTAATTCTGTAATCAATAAGCACGGCCAAGTCACCTTCAGAACCAGCAGTTAAACTGATGCTATTGGTAGAGGTAGAAGATGTAGTAAGCCGCTCGTCATAGGTGCGAGTATTAAACGCAAGCGTCATAGCTGAATCAGCTACATGCGAAGACGCAACAATGCCCAGGTTCAACATACCGCTACGACTCCAAGTCACCAACCAGCAACCAGGTGTCTGTTGCGGTTTTAATGCAAGAGGCGGCAGAGTATTGGTCGCGCAGATTCAGGGTCGGCGTCGCATTAACAGTTACACCACCTGCTCCAGCAACTGTTACCTGACCCGCACCCAACTGAGCAAAGTCAATCTTCGTGCCAACAGGGTAAGCAACGGAAGAGTTAGCAGGAATGGTAAGGGTAATAGCAGAGCCGTTGTTAAGCGTTACCAGCTTGGACTGGTCAGCAAGAACCGTTGTGTAGGTAGTACCAGTCTGTGTATTGATTGCGACTTCAGATACTACATTACCTGTTACCTCAATGCCTGTGGTGGTGGTGTTAAACTTTTGATTCCCATTGTGACTAAGTTGAACTGCGCCTCCATCAATAAAAGCTGCCATAGTTTGTGTGCTACCACTGCCAGTTCCTTGAATGTTTAACCTAGCACCGTTGGTCTGAAGGTTTAAGTTTCCAGTGCCAGCGTCCTGCACATAGCTATTAGACCCATCGTGATAAATCTGCAAGTCAGAGCCAGCACCGAAGATGGCTTTGTTACCATCGCCGAAGGACAGGTCGCCAGTCATTGTGTCGCCAGCCTTGGCAACAAATGATGTGCCGTCAACATAAGACTCAACCCAAGATGTTCCGTTGTAAACCTTCATCGCGTCGTCGGTTGTGTTGAAGTAAAGCGCACCAGCTACCAGGGCGTCCCCATCGTTATCAACTGTAGGATCAGAAGCTTTTTCTCCAAGATACTTATCGTCGAAGTTATCGAAGGCGGCAAGCGCACTATCACGGGCCGCTTCAGCCGCAGTCTGAGCAGAAGACGCGCTAGAGGCAGAGGAGGACGCGCTAGATGCAGACGAAAACGCGCTACCTGCAGACGAGTTCGCATCGGCGGAATATAATCCCGCATTGGTAGCACTAGTCGCCGCATTGGTTTCACTAGTCGCCGCGTTGGTAGCACTAGTAGATGCTTCAGACGCCTTTGTTGTGGCAGTAGAAGCAGAAGAAGAGGCAGAAGAAGCTGAGTTAGATGCGTTTGTAGCTGATGTAGCCGCGTTAGCCTCTGAGGTAGCCGCAGAGGAGGCCGAGGACGCGGCGGCAGTAGCACTACTGGACGCGCTAGATGCGCTTGTAGCGGCATTTGTAGCGTTTGTAGAGGCATTCTGAATATCAGTGAGGTTATCCGTAATGTTTTGCATGTTGGTGGTCTGGCCAGCAACAGTAGTTACATCAGAAGAAACACCCGCAACAGTAGTTACATTAGCGGAGATGCCAGCAACAGTAGTTACATTGGCCGAGATACCAGCAACCGTGGCAATATCAGCTTTGATCTGTGCCACAGTGTTTGTATCAGCAATAGTTGGGCCAACCTCAACAGCACCAGTTGTTGCATTAAACGCAAGAACCGTTCCTTTGCGTTCATTAGTGGCCGCAAGTGTAAGTCGCTCTGTGACATCTGAGTCAGAAAGACGAAGGCCACGATTTGCCAAGTCTTGCAAGTCAGCAATCATAGCAACCAACTTATCTAACTCTACGTTTAAGGATGCAACCTGGAACGGGCCAGAGGTAGGAAAGTCAGTGACGCGCTCTAGTGTAACGTCACGGGTAATAACAATAACGTCACCAACAGTAGCACCAGTAACCAATGTCACCGTTCCTGTTGATCCACTTCCACCAGCTACAGTGTAATTAGTAGTAATGGTTTTTAACACATCATTAATAAACACATTCAGGTCTGAGTTATCAAAAAACTCAAACGGAACTGTAAATACAGTCTGTCCTGCTGTAGCCGTATATGAAATACGAGGGCTGTTATCGCTAATTAAAATCGTCATGTCTGCATCCTAACACTATTTAAGTTTATTTTCCACTAATTGCATCACCAATAAGGTCTTGAACATCGTCTTTCATTCCAAATAAAGGCAGGATAGGAAGAGAGTATTTAAGTCTTTCTGCTTGCTCTGTGCTTCCACCATCAAACAAATCTTTTAGCCCCCTAGCATAGTCATACATAAGACCAGGGCCAGCACCTGCCAAGCCACCAAATACTTCACCGACTCCAGTAGGTTTATACTTACCGCCAGTATCTACGATACCGCCACCAATCAATGCGTGTATGCCTGTATACGCTAACTCACCATAAATGCCAGGAACACCAGAGGCATCAATAGACCGCAACAGCAAGTCGCCCTTGCTTCTGTTTTCAAACCACCAGTCTTCGTGCTTGAACTGCAAGCCAACATAACCGAGTCCGATTAGTGATGCCATACCAATTAGGCGATGCTTTTTGTAGGGATCAAACATTGCACCTGTAATACCTGCGGTTGCGGCAAGTGAGTAACTCATAAACTGGAATGGCATACCCATCGCCTTGGACTCAAGGCGTGTGTATTTAATGTTCTTGGTAGAAACTCGCTCATCAATAACAAAACCGCCAGCCTCCATCCACGGATGCCACTCAACATACAAAACACCATCCATAAGGATTGGGCGCTCAGATATGTTTGCCATTAGAATAGAGTTACCAACCCCAATGTTTAGGGCGGTTTCTACCTGTGCCTTGAGTTCTCTGTCTAGCTTTGTGGCAGAGGGCCAAGCGTCCATATTGCCAATAAAAAAACCATCTACTTCTTCAAAGGGCATCTGCGCAATCTTACGAGCAGTCATTTCATCAATGCCAAGTTTTGCAAGGTCGCGCCGAGTTGCATCATCTAACCTTGTATAATTGATTGAACCCTCAATAATTTGGTTCATTCGCATGGGCGCATCCACACGCTTGCCAAGCCTAGTCACAAAGCCAAGGTTGTTACCAAGAAGTGGTATGTTGTAAAACGCGCCAGTAAATGAATTAAAAACACGCTCAACAGAGTTAGGATTAATTTGTGTTGTTGTATCGGAAAGCACACGTTGTTGCGCGCCATTCACCGCAAGGTCTAAGCCAACTACATACTTTTCTAGCTCTGCCAAAGATGCAAGCCGCCCTTGTGATTGATGCTTTGCAACACCCATATCAAAAGACTTTTGAAAGCCGTGCTGTAAGATAATGTTACCAGCGTCAGTAACAGATGCTATACCAGCCTTACCAAGAAATGCCACCGATGCAATGTCCTGAATAATTCTAACCATTCGGGCATCAAGACGCTCCGGATTTCTTAAGTGAATACCCAGCACGCGCTCGTAATCAAACGTAATATCGCGGCGCATTTGAGCAATCTCTGACTCGGTCATTTTTCCCTCTTCGATTGCCGCGTATTCTGCGTCATCAAGAAGGTCATCAATAGTTGCCCTGCCAAACCTATTGCGATACTCGAGTCGATTACCCATTTGACGAGCGTAATGTAGAATTACTTCTGGGGTTTTAATTGTAAACTCAGCGACCTTCCACTCGGGAATGTTTAACTGACGCGAACGAAGACTTTTAGAAGATGGTGGGCCATTGTAATCCAAGTCTGCCACATTATCATCAATCATGTTGTCTACAATCTCATCGGCAATAACAGCTGGATCACGAACAGTCTCACGATCTACATACCTGCCTAACTCCTCGTCGTAAAACTTAGTAAACAGTTCTGGATTTTCTTCGATATGTTGAGAAATAGTCTGCTTGAAGCGCTCACGAAACTCTGGCTCTGCCTTTAAGCGTTGCTTGTCATAGTAAATGGGGAAGTAGAAACGGTCAGAAACCATTCCATTTTGTTGCATAACAGATAGTGTTTCAAATTCTTCCCGCAGTCTAGCAAGGCGCTTCTCGTTAAGGTCAAGAAGCTGTTGCTGCTTTGGTGTAACAGTTCCCTCTTCCAGAGCTTTGATGCGCTCTTCATTGCGCTTGAGAAGAGCTAATTGTTTCTTACTGTAGGCATTATTGTTTGCACGGGCTTGAGCTTCAATAGATTCATTTTGTTTTCGCATACGCTCCAGGTCGGCTTGCTTCTGTGCAGACTGGCCATTAATAGAATCTGTTTGGGCTTGTATTCTATTTATCTCACGCTGTGCGGCCTTAAGAGACTCTACCAAATCCCCCGAAGACTTGAATGCACCAGTGTCTTCTGCAAACTCTCTGTAAAACTTAAAGAACTCGTTAAAGTATCCGTCAACCTCTAGCTCAAAATCTTGCTTTGGCCCCATAAAAGAACCTTCACTATTACGAATATAGCGATCAGAGTGAAACGCAAAGAACTCATCAAACGTCATGCCAGCACGCATACGCTCAATAAGAGGGCTTGTTGCGCCTACAAACTTTGACACCTGACTTGTTTGCTTATCGTAGATCTGTCTAATAGCAGATAGCAAAGCAAGGCCCTTTGCTTCATGGCGCTTTGATCGAGCTTCTACTGATTGCGTTCCATCCCCAAACATATTTCTTTCGGTAGCCATTCGACCACCACCAGCAAGCATGTTGTATGTTCTTTTTGCAATGTCTGGAATCTTATCATCAAGAAGTATGCGCTTGCCTGGGGAGGTTATCATTTTGTAAAAGAAGCTATTGGTAAACACGTTCTTGTCTTGACCATGCCCTTTATAGGTTCTATCAAGTGCTTCTTTATTAATTCTATCGTTATACCGTGCGCTAGTTTCACCAGGCTCACGGCTTCTTTCAGAACGCAACTTTGCCTGATGGATTAGGAAGTTTTTATATTCGTTGGGGCTATTGATGTCCCTGTCTCGCAGAGGTGTTGCGCCCTCAACATCTGGCACAACCCATGCACCTTCATCAAACATGTCATCAATACGTTCGTCATTCACATGAATAGTGTTTGTTTCTGCATCAAACTTAACTGGGAATGGGGTAGTAAGTTTATCTCGACGCGTTCTTATCTCAGCCAAAGCATAAGAGTTCATTAAGTTTTCTACAAACGCATCAAAGTCAGCATCAGGAACATCTGGATTTTGTTTTCTTATATCTGTTTTTTTGTTAATTGTGTGAAAGATTTCATGGAGCCTAACAAACTCAACCCACTCGTCTGCGTCAAGAAACTCATCAGCGTCCAGGGCTTTTACGCCCTTTACCTTTGGTTTTGTCCAGGGCTTGTCTGCAAATGTTCCAGCAATATATTCTACGTCAATGTAAATAGTATTGTTTTCGCCTACATAAGTAGCAGGAACATACCGAGTTCCAATATATTTACCAGTAGGGCCTTCTACAATCGTTGCATCTGTGGCTGGCTCATCGTAGTTGGCGCTGTATGTATCATCACGAGTGCTGTTAATCGTAGTGCCTTCATACATATTGTCTTTGAAAGAACCAGTGTCAGTATGAATGTTTTTAATGCTATGCACGCTCTTGCGCAGTGCTGGCCCAAAGTTTCTATACGCAGAAGGAACTGAGCCAATAATTGTGCCGAAGGCTGTGGTGGTAATTAAGTTGGTAAGAACCTCTTGTTTGGTTGCAAGCGGATCAAAAGGAGCGCGATAGGTTTCAGCAATCACACCCGCCGCTAGACCACCCTTGGCCGATGCCTTGGCCGCTTGAGCCATAGTCATAGTGCTTTTAGCTACCAACCCCATCTGCCCAACAACAGGAAGGTAAAAGGGAAGGTTAGCCAAGTCTAGTGTGCCAGCAATTAATTGCGACGGGTAATACCAAGAGGTATCTTCTAAAACTTGTCGGCGTTCAAGGTTGTTATTAATACTACTCTTAATAAACTTAGCGTGGTCTTCGCTGGTTGCGCGAGAAAGTTCGGAGTAAAAGTTTTCATAGCCTTCAAGGTCTGACTTAAAGTCATAGTTTTCATCAGCATTACTTCCATCAAAGAGAAAAGTTTCCTGCGCCCTGGATGCCATTGGCCCGAACTGATAGCCCATTGCCGCCCCAAGGTTTTCTGAAAAACCACGCTCACGCAAGGTTTCATCTATCTCGACAGATGAGCCTCTTTCAAAAAGATCGTAAATTTTATCTGACATAGGTTTCTTTCTATTACGGAGCAACGGTAAACTGAGGAAGACTGCGTCGTAGTTTTTCACGCTCTACCTCGGCTTCTTGCAGTTTTCCTTCAAACGCTAGGTTCTCAGCAATCAAGGCTTGGTTTGCTTTCATCTTAAGCATTTTTTCAGCGCCTTTTGTTGTAATCTCTATTACGTTACCACTTACATCTAGGACTGGGCTACCCTCATGATTCACAACCATAAAACTTCCGCTTTGAGCATCATTTTTTGGGTTTGGCTTAACAAAGAAATCCGTTCCATATGTAGGAAAATTAGGCATTGTCCCAAATCTACCGCCTGGCAACTCTTTAATCTTTGCCTGAACCGTGTTCTGAACATGCGCATTAAACTTAGAATGTCTGCTTGAACGACTTTTGTCTGGATAGACTAAAGACGTAAAAATACTTCTATCTGTTCCCGAGCCATCCTGAAAATAGTAAGCAGGGGAATAGGCCACAGTTTCTCGCCCAGGAACTAAATATGCACCTGCGTCCTCAACGTGTCTTTCTTCGTAAATTTGTGAAACGGTTTCAACGGCACTATCCACATCCATTCCTGGTATAGCAAGTTGCTTTGCGTAAGGATAAACAAACTCCTCAAGATCAGCTATATTAATTCCTGGGTTGTTTTTTATTAAAGATTGCTTTGCCATTTCGTAAACACTTGAACCTTCGGACTCTGTCTGAGCGCGAATAACAGAAACAAATTCAGAATCATTATTTAGTATTTTCCTAGCATCTTGATGTAACTCTGCGGCTCTTGCGATACCATACTTATCAACAAGGTTGGTAAAGCCGTCCAAGAAAAATGCCTCGTCAGCGCTTAAACCTTTATACCGCCTCGTTCCGTCGGCGTTAATGGTAAAGTTTTTGGCAACATTAACCATAGTCAAGGCTCCGTTTACTCCGCCTGGAAAATCTTGAATCGTGCCTGTTGTTAATTGAGAAATAGACTTTTTAATAAATGTCGGCATACTACTTGTTTGCCTCATAAATGCTTGAGCCTTAGGATCGCTTAATTTTGCAGGATCAAATGTCGATAAAAACAAAGCGATACTGTCTGTGTTTGAACCAGTAAATTGACCGAACGCCTTTGCAGACTGATTTCCCGTCCCAACAAATCCATTAAGAATATAAGTTTGAAAATCTGTTTCTTCTTTGTCTACCTTGTTTTCATTGAACACCATCTGACGAACAGAGTTCATTTCAGATTCGGCACCGTCTCTTGATTGCTCTGGTATCTGCTGGAAGGCCGCAAATAAATCTGGCTCTTCCTTCGCAATCTTGCTGTCTGTTTTATTGGTGCGTAGATCAAGAATGGCAGTGTTAATTTCTGCCTCAGACTTCCCTCTAAAAGATATTTCCATTTTTCTTTCAAAGGCAGAACGCTTGATTGTGTTTTGAAGATCTTGCGCATATCTAGGCGATGCACCAAAAATACCTTCTGCATTTTTTGATATATCACTTGCGAAAGAATTAACTTCCTCAATAGACATTTCGCCATTGGCAAACCTCTGAGCTATGTCGCCAGCAATCATACCGTAATGATCTTTAGCGGTAGCAAGAGCTTCTGCGTTTTCCAACGCAACAAGATTGTTTTCCATTCTAAGGGTGTATTCAGAAGCAAGGCCATAGCCTTGCGCTCCAACTATATCAGCAAGAGCCTCGTCACCCTGTTCTTTTAAGACCGCTTGCGTTTGAGACAGTAGATCTCCAGAAAATATCTTAAACGCATTTGGATCGTTAGGTTTTACTTTTGCAAAATCATTAAATGCTTTTGAAGTATCAACTTTCCATTTTGCTAAATAACGCTCATCTAAAATTTTCTTTGCATCTTCACGGCCAGCCCTACCAAAGAACGTGTTTTCTGGAAGTGATGCTGGTAGTAATACTCCATTCTCGTCGCGAGCCTCAAGAGGCGCGCCCATTGCATACTCTTTAGCTTCAGACCTACCTAGCTGTGCGGCAAGGCGCAGACCGCTTTGACTAATTTGGAAGAAAGCATTGGCCTGGGCCTGATACGCAGACACTTTGTCTTCGCGCGTATTTACAACACCAATCCTTTTGTTGGTGAAGGATTGACCTGCACTAGTTCTTTTAATTTCTACCATAATTCACCTGTATTACTATCAGCTTATAGCCGCAACAGTTATTGCTGTATTAAGAAGACTTCCGTAAGTTTGAGCTTTGATTGCTTTTGATTGCGCCATACCAGCCGCGCGAGTTGCAGTAGCTTGGCTGTAAAGATTTGCAACTTCCCGCTCTTCCTGCGAGCGAATGCGCTCTACATCACGGCCATATAGTGTGGCCTCGCGTCTACGAAGTGCCTCGATGCTTCGATCACTACGCCCCATGTAGGCGGCGGCGGCTCTGTTCTGAGCTACAGTTTGAGAGTATTGGTCTGTTCTACTAAGATGCTGTTGTGTTGCAATTTCTCTTACCTGAAAACGCTGAAGCTCAATTTCAGCGGCCTGACGCTGGGCCTCACGCCTCGCGGCATTAGCCGCCTTCTTACCAGCGCTAAATCCTGCTATTCCCGATACTGCCGATAGTGCGTATAATGCTGTTGCTGGCATTAGAATGTTACCTCAATTATCATACCGTTAATCTGCAAGTCGAATGGAACAGACTGCGTTACAACCACAGTAGGGTCTCGCCCAATTCCAATCAACCTAAACTCTTTTCTACCTGTAAACTTATTCCTATTAAGAGAAAAGTCATCGGTAGTATTTCTAATAATCATGTCTTTGCCGTTGACTGAGGCAGACAGTGTGTCTTCAAGATCGAGAGTAACCATATCAATCTTGCGAGGGCCAGCAGTAATCGGCCCACCAGATGTCATTGTATCAATAGGCATTGTCTCCAGGATAGGATTAAACTGATACCCAATGTAGGCGGTGGTAACTTCTTTAACAGAAGATACATCCACCTGACCGCCAGACACAGTAAACTCGCCCAGATAATCCGTGCCGCTAACTACCTTTACGACAGCACCATTGCTAAACTGAGAGCTAACAGTAAACACACCAGCAGTCCCAGTAAACTCGCCACAGAAGTCCATTGGCATTTCAGTGTTAAACTTCTCAAGGAAGTAAGCATCCGTGCCGTTACCATCATCCCGAATTGTAATAGCGTATACATTGCGATCTACGGAACACATACTATGAAACTTGCCAGGCGTGTTCCATAACATCCACCCCGCCCTTTGATCACCGCGAGAGGAGTAGAAAATAGAAACTGTATTGTCATCATTGACCATAAAGCAGTAAGACTCTGCTCGACCAAAGCCGCCCTTGATACTTGCAGACTGAATGGGATTACGCATCAGATGTTGTGCAGTCACAGAAACATTCTCAGTGTTATAAGCGCGCTCCACCTCACTATACACATAAGAACCTAGCATTTTGCCAGAGGCTTGCGTGTAGAGCGTTGCGCCATCAAATGGCTGGGGTCGCATAGCAGAACACCCAAACGGCGTCTGACGCTTTACTATGGCGTTTGCAGGGGTAACTGGGCGGTCATTAAAGGCAGGAATAAAAGACTCGGAACTTGCAGAAAAGATTTGAAGGTCACGATTAACCACCAAGTGCAAGATCTGGGAGTATTCGCCAAAGTTTGAGTTAAGGTCAATGGCATCGTCATCGTTACCAATTCCAACGTCAAAGTTAAAGAAGCTAGCAGACTTGGAGGCCCAAACATGACCAGGCTGTGACGTTGATCCAGCAAACCACAACCTTCCCTCGTGAAATGCAACAGCGCCAGGATAGCCGCGCACGATAGAATAAGACTGCTCATACCATTCAAGAGTTGGGGCCGTAGAAGAAATCTCTACTGAGCCACCGCCAATGGCAGAGGAAGATGCGTTAGAACCAGCAGCGTATTCAAATGTATTTAGATCAATAACACGAGCTACTGTTTTGGTTCCTTCGATGTGACTTGCGTTAAGACCACCCAAAGAACCCACACGATCAATGTCAAAAGAGTCACCAACAGCCAAACCATGGAGAGCCATAGTAACTTGAACAACACTAGTGCCATCAAACACTTCAATAGAATCTGGAAACAATCTGCGAAGAATTGTTCCAGTAACATCCACAGTAACTTCAGTTGCACTGACATAAGTTTTGATTTCGCACGGCGTGTTCCCAATTAAAAGATATGACCCAACATGATCTGTTACAAAATAATCGGCACTAGATGTAACAGTAATTCCTGTTCCTGTAACCGCAGAAGGAGTAAGGGTTACACCAGGAGCTTGAAACTTAAAGTATGGATGTGTTGGGCTACTATCATTGCCATTATCGTCAAACGCAAATAATTCAGAATCAAAAGCCTTGAGAGCAGTTCTGCGTAATACGCGCGTTGGAATGGTTGGGTGACAGATAATAGTTACATCCCCAGATGAAGCAAGGGTAAGGCTAGGAATTATAGCGGCAGTCCAGGGGCAGTCAGTTGCGCCAGTAAGGGTGATTGGGGTTGTATCAACCTCTCCAGTAGAGGGGTTAATAAAGAATATATCTAGCGCATTGTGCTTGAAGCACAGGATGTATTCCTCATCGTCAGAAAAAGTAAATGGCTCTGCCCGAACCTCAAGGCGATTGGCGGTATCTACGCTATCAGGAAACTTGTAGATAAACTCTCCGCCAGGACGCTTCTTTACACCACCCTCGTTAAGAATAATAAAGTTACGCACCTTTTGACCACCAGCCTGATAGACTGCGGCATCGACGCGAGATGTAAAGGATGGGCTTAGTTCACCGTATTGAAAGCTGTGAAGCGGTATCTTTAGCTTCGCCATTATGACCGCCTTTCGGTGATGAACCTCGATGTCGTTAGTTTGCGTGTAGTGTTTTGCTGGCTGTCCAGGTTACGCGCCTTTGACATCAGGATAGATTTCTTCTGCTCCATGATGGAGGTCAGAGATTCATTTCGAGCAATAGAACTAGCAAAGATAGCCGCTAGGCTATACTCAACAGCAAGCGTAAAGTAAGAGGGCCAGTTGATTTCCTCGGCGCGGAATATAAAGTCTGCAACGACTTCCTCATTCTCGCTAGCATCACAAAAGACTTTGTCGCCGTATACTGTGTAATTGATTGGCTGGTCTGCGATAGTGACTGCGTTCAGCATAAGCGTCCCTGCTGGCAGTTGATATGCGGCGTCAAAACGGCCAGTAGGTTTTTCAGATAGTCGGGCAAGCTGAGCTTGCTCAGTAGCAAAACGCCAGCGTGTGTCGCACAGACTTGCTTGCGCCACATCTTCATACATATTTACAGCAACCAGAGCCTCGGTTGTATTATCTTCAAACGAAGTAATAGGCTCTGCCCCAATAAGGATCAAAGCCCGTGAACAAATGTCGATTGCACTATTAGCTACTGTGGATGCCATACTATTTTCCTACTAGCGTTTGAAATAAGATCGACTAAGTTCACTGTTTGATTTTGCCATATTTTTTTCATAAATCCTAAAGATACCTTTTTCAATATCTTCTTGACTCTTGACGCCTTCAATTTTTCCAGCCTGTGCTTTATTGATAAATGAATTGACTTCATAGCCAATTTTTTCAAATGTTCTCTTTTGTGAAACTGGAGAGCGCGAGGCTTTTCTTTGTTGAAACAAACTTCTTTTCATCTTTTTTGCCATTTTATCACCTTAAGATAATAGGTAAAAGGGGCAGGACGAACCTGCCCCTCCAAACACTAGACTTAGTTGTTGTCCAGAATTTCGTAGATACCATTGCTGTCGATAGCAATAGAACCCATGCTCATGTGAGCAGTTACCAAGTGAGCCACTTTCTGTGGAACGTAGTTCACTTCGGTAGCGACATCTGAACCAACAGCCAGACCAACAGCAGAACTGTGATAGGCAAAGTTTTTGCCACCAGCAACAGAAGACGTTGAGAAGATCTTGAAGCCCAAGAACTCTTTCATTGTCATGCCGCCAGCAAATGGCAGGTTCTGATCACCAACGTAATCGCTTGATGCAAACTCTTCGATGCTGAAGAGATCAGCATAACCAGCAGGTGACATAGCGATGTAACGCTGTCCGTCTTCTGGAATATCGGCTGAACCAAACAACTCGAAAGTTGTCAGCAGGTCGCCTTTAACCAAAGCACCACCAGTGTCAGCAACTTGCGTTGCGTTTGCACCAGCATCAAGAGCGGCGATGATAAGTTCGTCGGTCTTGCGGCCAAGTGCGTAGGCGGCTGATTGGGCGACAGCTTGGCGCTCGTCGATGTTGATTTTCAACTCGTCGAGCTTGTCGATATACTCAGGTGCATAGTGATCTGTCAGTGTGGCAGTTACGTTGGTGTGTGCCAACTCCATGCCAGTAACGTCACCGTTGCGTGTTTTGGTATTGGCAGTGCCTTTACCGATGATTTGGAATTTTGCAGTAGAGCCAGTTACATTGCTTGCTTGGCGAACAGTGTTACGGAGCTTGGAACCCATACGCTGATAAGCAAGGTGAACCTCAGACTCGAACTGCGTGATAAAGGCTTGGTCGATTGTATTAGCCATTTCAATAGTCCTTATAAAAAGAAGTTTACATTAATGTCAGGAATGGTTGTCCGAGCATCGCATCATCTGGTTATCCCTATGTGGGGCCATCCGCTATCAACGGGCCGCTAACAGAATGATAATGCCTGAAATGGTGTATTTTTGCAACAGAAAAAGGGAACGCCCGTGTGGACGCTCCCTCTACGCTCTTGGGGGTAGCGCATTATTTGTAGAGTTTTGCAAACCCATCATCGACTTGTTTGACAAACTCAGGGTCACGCTGAACATTATTCCAGTAACGAGGGTCTTTCATCATAGACTCAAGCTCCCCTTTGGACAAACCAGTCGTCGCCGTTTCTTCGCTATTTACTGCTTGGCCTTGCATCTCGCCCATAACAAACTCAAGAAGCTCGATACCTTCAGCAGTTTCACCCATGCGGATGATCTCTTCGCTAAGATTTTCTGGCACAGTCTTTTTGGCCCAAAGAGCTACAGCCTCAATGCGAGCCTCTGCATTGTCGCCAAGTTTAGCCGCTTCTGCCTCAAGGTCAGGGCCATCTCCAATAAACTGAGACAGACCTTGCTCAAACTCTTCCTGGCTCATGCCTTTGTCCCAGGCAAGTTTTGACCACCAATCAACATTTGGGTCATCTGCTAGCTCTTCAGTTCCCTCTGGGAGTGTATAGTCACCAGCACTTTCAGGGCGGTTCTCATACTTTGATGCCTCGAACTCTTCAGCCAAAGTCTTCTTTAGCTCTTCCTCGCCCTTACCCAGCTTACCTTCCAGTGCTGAGTATGAAGTCACCAGGTCTTCTGGTGTCTTAAACTTTTCAGGCAACCACTCTGGGCGGTCACTTGTTTCTACTCCTGCCGCATCTGCGTCAGGTGCAACACCCTCTGGTGCTACATTATCTGTTGCTTCAGTCATTTGCTTTCTACTTTCTCTGCATGTTGAATACGCTTTTCAATAAGCGCGACTAAAAAGCGCTGGCCTTCGAGGTGTCGAAGTTCTCCATCGCTAATGCCCCCGCCAGCCACAGCATCCAGTGTAATGGATCGCAGATAACTGAGGACTTCCTTGCCTGACGGATTGCCAAACAATGCCTTTAGATCTCTTGAAATCTTTTCGTCTACCTCTTTAGGGCGAGGATAACCATCTACTCCAATGTGTGACATCTATTCTCCACCGCCACCTTGCTGTTGCATCATCTGTTGCATTTGCGCCATCTGTTGCATCTGCTGTTGTAAGGCTTCTCGATCAGCCTGATCCCTAATTAGTCCGTCTGGAACCCCAAACTTTTTAGCAAGGTAAACCGCAGTTTCTTCTGAGTCAATCAGCATATTAACCATATCAGGGCCAAAGTTTGCACCAACAACCTCAAGGAAGCGAGCTACAGTTGTAATGTCTTGATTGGACTGAGCCTGTGCCAAAGGTGACACACTGCGAACCTTTACCTCACGACCGTTCACTGTAGGCAGATCAATACGCCCCTGTTTTTTCAGGATGTAAACTACACGCTGAAGAATAGGCTGAACCATCTCTGCTTGCAGTCGGCCAAACGCAGAGCCAATACGACGAGACAAGTCTGCCATGCGCTCTGCAATCTCTGTGGCTGTGGCTGGTGTTCGGTTTGGATCACCGAGCATGTCGTTATACAGCGCACGTTTAATGTTCATACGCATGTCATTAAGAACAAGACTTGCCACATCAAAGTTACCTGCGGCGGCTACTGGTTGCAGTCCACCAGAGCCAGGGGCTTTAGGGATAACCGTGCCAGGCACAAGGTTAATTGTATCAACATTAATAATCCCGTCATCATCCATCTGGTAGATACCAGAGATAGCCATCTGAGCGTTCTCAAGAATAAGCTGGATAGTAAGGTTTGTAGTCTTAATGGAAGACAGGGCGTTGACCAAAGGCCCACGGCCATACACTTCGCCAGCCGCTTTAGACCAACGGAAACATACAAACGGATTGCTCCCCACACCCTCAAAGACCTCTTCGACCACACACTCTCTGTTTGTCTTGTCGATTACATAGTATGCGTGACGCTCTTGGTTAGGCTTGTCATACAGGCGACAGACAACCTCAAGCAACTTAACCTTCTCGTCAGGCTTCTTATTAATGGAATCTTGCATCTTCGGAGAAATCTTTGGCTTCTTAAACGCAGTTGTAATATCACGGTAACGAACCTCACGCTCACGATAAACGTGATCGATCCTATCGTCTGGGCCGTTTTCAAGAACTACCTTGGGAAGCGGAACTGCATTAAAGCGAATAGGGTTTACAGCATCGCCTTCCTCAACCAGAAGACAACCAGTGCCTACAGCCAAGTCCATAAAAGACTCATGCACTTCTTGTGCAAAGTTACTGTTAGCCAAGATCTCAAAGATATACTCGGTCACTTCATCTAGGCTATTGTTTACTTCATCAGCTTCTTCGGCTGGAACTTCACTGCCAGCAAGTAGGTCAGCCCAACGAGCAAAGTTAGGAACAAGCCCAGACTGTAAACGGGAAGCAAACTCTTGCACGCCAACTACAGCAGTCTCGTCAAAGATGCGATCATCTCGGCGTTGACCTGGTGCATTGTAGTAAAAGCCCTCGCGCTGTGGCAGGGCATAGTCATAGCACTCTTGGAACAAGTCCTCAAAGGGTGTGCGTAAAGACTTGGCCGACTCATACTTCTTTAAGTAATTCTTGGCTATCTCATCCATTATCGAAAGTATCCTTGTAAAAATCCTGCGCCACCCGCAGTGCTAGACAAAAGCGCTCTACGCCCACTTCTCTGTTCAAGTCTTTGTTGTTGGCCCTGGATAAGAGACTTACGCTGTTGCCTAACTTCCCCAAGCACCCTTTGGACACGACCTTCAGATTCAGCCCTTTTAGTAATATCTTTTTTCAAAACAGAAAGGTTTGAGCCACCCATACCGACGTTTTCGTCGTTAAAGTAACTACCAGTATAGGTATCTTTACCAGTCTCTCTGATTACAGAAGCTCGTTTTTTGTAAAAATTACCAACCATTCCGCTTCTTTTAGCCGCGTTGCCTAATATACGCTGATACTCTGAGGTAAGCCTATTGCCCTCACGAACATAAGCCGCAATAGTGCGAGGATCAGAGCCACCAGCTTGAGCATCTGCTATTGATTCGGCAGTTGGTGAAAATTGTTTTTGCTGTGCTAAGATTTTTTGATACTGACGCAACCTTGCTTGTTCTCGAGCGCCTTCTGACCTTGCCTGTGCGCTACTAGCGGGGGCCGCGTCCAAAAACTGGTTTATTGCCTGAGACTTTTGATACTCACCATAGTTAAAATCTGGACTAATTGGATCAAGAACCGCCCCTTCACGAACAGCAATACCCTGACCAGCCAAAAAGTCTCTTTGACTTTTAACATTTCTTAGTCGCGTCTGCTCTTTTCTTTTTACTTGTGAAGGTCTTAACATACTTACATCCTGTTCCAGAAAGATTTTTTGGCTTGCTTGGATTTCCTAGTAAATATATCAAATTCTCGCTTCATAGTAAATGGCTTGGCAATTTTCTGATGCCCAAGCACTTCCCTGCCCTCGCCACCGCCGAGCATTAAATACTGCAAAGCATCGTGAATGTGAGAGAACCTATTCTTGTCAGGCTTATCGTCGAAACGCTCACCACTAACTTGCATGCGCCTATAACCATAACCTCCATCGAAGCCCTTTATAAGTTCTTTGCATCTAGGGTCGATAAGTATACCAGACTTTCCATCAACTAACCTGTTCAAAGTTGCGGCTACCGCCTCAATGCGAAGAGCAACGTCATTGCTTTGTGCTGGTCTTGCAACCAAGCCAGCCCCTCGCAACACCTGGAACGGAGTGCTTTCATCGGTCTGTGCGCGGAAGTCACCCGCAGGGTCGCCAATAATTGACACCTCGCAGTCGGAATAGCGTGTAGCTATCTCTGCCCGAAGCAGTTCAGAAAACCGCACAATCCCCATATCAAAAGCCACGATCTCTTGCAGAATAAGCCATCGACCACGAACCTTCTGGCCGAATACAGCCGCAGGGGTTAGGCCAAAGTCGAGGCCCACGAACACAGGAACACCAGAAGCCACTGGTATTTCTTCTCTCGCAATGTGTAGGTCGGGTGCAAACATTTGATATACAGGCTTTCCTTCGTTGATAGCCCCCAGTTTATTCATAACATAAACGTCAATCCAGCTTTTTGTCTTACCTTGAATGAGGTTGGGGTAGTAGGATTTCATCATATTGTCTTTGTTCTCTGCCTTATCGTTGGGCAAGTATTCCTTAACAGAGCCAGACTCATCCTTCTCTTCAGTCATTCCAGGGGGCTGGGTATAGAACACCCAGTTGGTTGGGGCCACCAGCATCTTGGCTTCATCTGCCGAGATGTGGTCTGGCACTGGCACTTCGCCAGACATAATAGGCCACCAGTGATCTTCTTCGGGAGCATTAGTGTCAGCGATAACTCCAGTCCAACTAGGGCCGCCATCTCGCATAGAGGGGAAACGACCGACACGCATGGTGCAAGCATCAATGATTGACTTAGGTAATTCCCTCGCCTCGTTAATCCAAATGCCCGTGAGTTCCAGGGACAACAGTTTCTTTACGTCTTCTGGGCGATCGAGGGCAAGAAAGATAACCTCTAGGTCAAGATCACCTTGCTTAATGTGGTGGGTGTATGGAACTTCCCAGCGAAACCTTCCCCATTGATCTTCGGGAAACCAGTCCAGCCAGGTCTTGATTGTAGTTGTTTTAAGCTGTGGGTTTGTATTACGAATAATAGCCCAACGAGAACGACGAATACCCTCATTGTTTTTTTTCTGCTGTAACGCACGCCTGAATACCTCAACACAACACCCCACCGACTTGCCAGAGCCTACAGGCCCACGGATACCTCGAAAGAATGTATCATCTTTCATAAATTGTTTTAATACATCACCATCTGGCTTATACTTAAAGGCTGTCAATTTTCATATCCTTACCTACTTTCATCAGTCGTTCTACAACGTCTGGTGCAATAGCGGATATAATCTTATCAGCCTCGTAATCATTTACAAAGTCTTTGGGGTGATGCTTCATGTGAACGCGCTTCACGATACTACGCAGGATGCGGCGCTCTTCTGCTTTGATCGTATGAAGAAAACTCATGTTCTATACTTCCGCGTCTTATTTGCAATGCTCTCGGGCTGTTTGGATACCTGCTTGCCAGCAGAGGTAGTCTTGCGTTTAGCGGCCGTAGTGCGAGAATACTCAGCAGATGTCAAAGACCTAATAGCCCTCTCTGGCAGGTAGCGCTCACCCGTGGCCTTCGGCCCTTGAGTGCTAGGCTTACCAGACTTAGTGCGCCACTTCTGCTTACCCCAACTTACTAGGGACTTTTGTGATTTAGCTAACGCCATTACCGATAGCCTCCACCCTTTGCTTTGTATTGCTTGGCAAGCATCTGAGCTTTACGCGCAGACCACTGACCAGGAGCCGCACCCTTGCCGCCAGCTTTGATGCGGTTGAATAAACTCTTCCGCATCCCAGGCTTGGTGTAGTTACCTGCCGCATTAACAGCCATTAGTCTGTAGCCTCAGTGCCTAGCTTACGCAGAGAGGTGGGAGTGTTTTTAGTTTTAACCTTCTGCACACGCTTCTCAACAACGTGAGCAACGGCTTCAATCCCACGAGCATCTAGCTCTTCCAGGGTGAACAAACGCTCGCTGTCACCAGTAAAGGTCTTGCCTGAATGGGCGCGACCATCTGCTGTCATTACGAAGTCCTTACCGATGTATTCAGCACCAGTTACTTTGTATAGCTTGCTCATTTACCATATCCCTTCAGCATAGATTTCTTTTTCTCATCTTCCTTCTTACGCTCCATCTTAGCCTTCATCAGACCAGCAGGGGTGTAAGGGAACTTCTTTTTGCCAACTTGAGGCATATCAATCACCATTTAACCTTGTTTGCCCAGTATGCCGCAGACATCTTGCCCTTGGCAATGTTTTTCCTATGACGCGCCTTAAAACTTGCACGTTTCTTTTTCATCTTCTCTGACTCACCCGCCTTGGGCTTGCCAGCAGTCTTAGCACCCTGCTCACCAAAGCGAATGGTTTTGATCTTGTTGCCTACCTTGGCAACTACAACGTGGGACTTAGTGGGGTGGTTAGGAGTTCTCTTTGGTTTATTATACCCACTCACCCCAATGCGATCCAACAGAGACTTGCTCATACCTCTTCCTTATACTTTGTTGTGTATGGGTCGCCGCGCCAGTTAAACACTTCTTTTCCTGCGGCGCGATTGCGAGCAAATGCCTTACCAAAAGATAGTTTGTCATCGTTTTGGTAGTGACTATCTACCATGCGCTGAGACAAAGCAACAGCCTGGTCGCTTTTAATTACAGCAGGAACACGAGGGTTTTCTGCGTCAACACTAAAGCTAACATCAGGGATGCGCCCAACTGGACGCTCGCGCGGTGCTATTGGAATCTGGAACTCAAGCTCTTCATTAGCGATAACATGCCCTTCCTCTGTCGGCACAACAACAGAGCCTTCAAGGAAGTCCGCATTTGCATTAGCATCGGGCAGTTTGACATCTGCAAGAGGGAAAGCAGAAGTAGTAGGATTTTTAGCAACATGTTCCTCGATACCCCGCCGCATAAACTGGGTAAACTCTACTGGAACTTTATCTGGGTTAATATCCCCTTCACCAAACAACTGGTCACGCAGACTGTTATATGCGCCAGCTATTGCATTGCTAAAGTAGAATCCAGAAATGCCTACGCTCTCTGGTTTGTCAGCAGAAGAAGA